GCCGCGATCAGGCCGAGATTCTCTTTCTCCAGGGCGCTGGCTTCGTCCATCGTTCGGAGCGCACCGACTTCAAGGTCCTCGAGGGCTACCGCCGCATCCGTTTCGATGCTCGTGGCGGCCGCATCCAGGTCCATGCCGCCGACGACCGGACGGGTGATGGCGTCATCCCCACGCTCGCCCTCGTTGACGAACTTCACCGCCACCGCGACCTTCGGCTGTACCGGACATGGCGCGGCAAGCTGGACAAGCGGCACGGCCAGATCGTGACCATCAGCACGAGCGGCGAGCCGGGTAGCGAGTTCGAGGCGACGCGGGAACGCATTCGCCAGTCGGCTACCGACGTTACCCGGCGCGGCTCGTTCGTGCGGGCTGCTGGTGACAGCCTCGTGCTGCATGAGTGGGCGGTGCCTGAAGGGGCCGACGTCGAGGATGTGCGTGTCGTCAAGGCCGCCAACCCATTGCGGTCCATCACCATCCGCAATCTGCGCGAGAAGCGCAGCTCGCCGACGATGACTCTCAGTCACTGGCGGCGCTTCGTCTGCAACCTGCCGACGCGTACCGACGATGCGGCCATCACCGAAGCCGAGTGGTATGCCGCTCGGACCGATGAGCAGATCCCGGCGGGTGTCCCGGTCTGGCTGGGCCTTGACGTGGCCTGGAAGTGGGATACCACAGCCCTCGTGCCCTTCTGGTTCGACAGTCCTGAGCACCGACTCCTGGGCCCGGCCACGATCCTCGTGCCGCCGCGTGACGGCAACAGCCTCGATCCTGGTCTCATCGAGAAGGCGCTGGTCGATATCCACCGCAGGAACCCCATCCATACGGTGGTCATGGACATGAGCCGCGCCGAGCAGCTGGCCAGTTGGATCGAGACGAACCTCGGCGCCCTGGTCATCGACCGACAGCAGACGAATGTCCAGGCGGTCGAGGACTACGACCGCTTCATGGAAGCCCTCCGCAATGGCTGGCTGAAGCATGCCGGTGACCCTGGCCTGACGCAGCACGCTCTCAATGCCATCGCCCGCATCTTGCCCTTTGGGGATGCCCGCTTCGACCGGCCCAGCACGACACGCGTCGGGCCTGAGCAGGAGCGGCGCGTCATCGACGCCTTGACCTCGGCGTCGATGGTGCACGCCATGGCCATGTCCATAGACCCACCAGTGGAGTCGCTGATCGCATGGCGCTGATTGACCGTGCTAGGACCGCCTGGCAGATCCTGACGAACGAGCGTGGCGGCGAGTGGCTCTGGCCCTTCGTCAACAGCGGCGGCCACACCTACCCACTTCAGCTGAACCAGTCCTATCCGACCTCGCCCCAAGAAGAGCCGGATGGGACCTTCGTCTCCTACGTCCAATCGGCGTACAAGGGCGATGGCATCGTCTTCGCCTGCATCAACGCCCGCGCCAATCTCTTCGCCCAGGCCCGCTTCCAATGGCAGCGGACCCGCGGCGGCAATCTCGGCGAACTCTTCGGGACAGATGACCTCGCCATCCTCGAGCGGCCCTGGCCGAACGGGACGACGGGCGACCTGCTCGCCGAGTCCCTCGTTCACGCCGACCTCGGTGGCAACAGCTTCCACATGCGCCGTGGCCCGAATATCTACTGCGCCCGCCCGGACTGGGTGACGATCGTCCTAGGGTCCCGGAATAACCCGGCCGTAGATTACAAGGACGTCGAGGCCGAGGTCATTGGCTATGTCTACTATCCGGGCGGCCGTGGCGCTGGCGGCGACCCGGAGGTTTACCTACCCGAAGAGGTCGCCCACTTCGCGCCGGTCAAGGACCCGCTCCTGAAGGCTCGCGGTATGAGTTGGCTGACGCCGATTGTGCGCGAGATCATGGGTGACAAGGCGGCCACCGACCACAAGCTGAAGTTCTTCGAGAATGCGGCGACCCCGAACCTGATGGTCAAGTCCGAGAACATCAAGGATCTCGTGAGCTTCGATCAGTGGGTGGACAAGCTGGAAGAGAAGCATCGGGGCGTGACCAACGCCTACCGAACGATGTACCTGGCCGCTGGCATGGATGCCAAGGCGCTGGGCTCCGATATGGTCCAGATGGACTTCAAGGCCACGCAGGGCGCCGGTGAGACACGCATCGCCGCTGCAGCCGGTGTGCCGCCGGTCATCGCGGGCTTTAGTGAGGGTCTCGCAGGTTCATCTCTGAATACCGGCAACTACGGTGCCGCCCGCCGGCGCTTCAGCGATCTCACTATCTGGCCCCTGTGGGGCAACTTCGCCGGCTCCATGGAGTCCATCGTCCCGGCACCATCCGGCGCCCGCCTGTGGGTCGATGCCAAGGGCATCCCCTTCCTGCGCGATGACGCCACTGATCGGGCCGCCATCCAGGCGCAGCAGGCGTCAACGATGCGTCAACTCATTGATGCGGGCTTCGAGCCCGACAGCATCACGGCCGCGGTCGTTGGTGAGGACTGGAAGCTTCTGAAGCACACCGGTCTGCCATCGGTCCAGCTTCAGGAAGCCGCACAAACGACGGCTCCGACCAACGGCAAGACCACCATCCCGGCTGAACCAGCACCACGGAGACCATGAACATGGACCTCTTGCAGCGTAACGTCACGGCCGACCTCCACGTTCGCGCCTCTGCCGAAGGCACCGATGAGCGGATCATCGAGGGTCGGGTCATCCCCTTCGGCATCACCGAGACAGTCGCCGACCGCGATGGCCGCGGCGTTCTCGGCAAGCCCTACAAGGAGTCCATCGTTCGTGGCGCGACGGCGGATATCGACCCCGCCAAGGTCAAGCTCGAGTCGATGGAACACGCCGGCAAGCTCGTCGGTCGCGGCATCAGCGCCGAGGAGACGGACGAGGGACTGAACATGGCCTTCAAGGTCGCCAAGACGGCGGCCGGGGACGAGTTGCTCGAGCTCGCCCGAGAGGGTGTGCTGACCGATATGTCGGCCAGCTTCGAGCCTATCAGCGAGCGGCGTGCCCCCGGTGGGGTGGTCGAGCGCACGGCCATCAATATCCGCCGCGTGGCGGTCCTAGAGCGCGGCGCCTATCCGGCCGCACAGATCACCGCCGTCCGGGCGGATCCCGATCCACCGCCGCCCGCTGCGGCACCCGTCCCCGAAGACCCGCCGACAGGCGGGTCTTCTGATTCTAGGAGTACCAAGGTGTCCGAACAGAAGGACTACACGAACCCGGAGGATCGACTCAACCGCATCCATGAGCTCGAGGAGAGCCTGAACCGGCAGGCCACCGAGTTCACTGGCGTCATGCCGCCCGAGGCCCAGGTCAGCTGGGACGCGGACAGGGCCGAGTTGGAGAAGCACCGAGCCGACCAGGCGGCCCATGTCGCCCGTCAGGCTTACGTGGCCACCCAGCTCACGCGCCAGAGCACCGAGCCGGAGGCGCCGCAGATCATCGTCCGCAAGGACGAGGGCGACATCTACGACCTCGAGATGGTCCGTCGTGTCTCCCGAACCCGTGAGGAGTACGGCCTCAAGGTCCGCGACCACGCACTGAAGGCCGTCGAGATCACCCGCCTCCCCGACATCGCCGACCAGACCCGCGCCAAGTCGCGGATCACGGATCTCGTGGAGTTCCACGACTCCGAGGACGGCGAGATCGCCAATCGCATCCTCGCGACCGGCTCGCCGGTCTACAAGCGCGCCTTCAACAAGTACATCAAGAGCAATCAGCGGACGGCCGAGGAGCAGTACGCCCTCGAGCGTGCCGCGATGGCGGTGGGCGTGGATGCGACCGGCGGCTTCGCCGTCCCGTTCGCCTTCGATCCGACCTTCATCAACATCGGCGCGTGGACCTCGATCAGCCCCTATCGGTCCGGCGCCGTCCGGGTCGAGACCATCAGCGGCACGGACACCTGGCGCGGTGTCACGTCCACGGCGGTCACGGTGGGCTACGCCCTCGAGGCCGCGGCCACCACTGAAGGTGCACCGACCCTCGCCCAGCCGGAGCTCATCGTCAAGCGCGCCCAGGGCTTCGCCACCGTCTCCTACGAGATCATGCAGGACCGGGCCGACCTCGGCTCGGAGCTGTCACGCCTCTTCGCGGAGGCGAAGGACACCTACGAGGAGAACCAGTTTACGCTTGGCGTGGGCACCACGGTGTTCCCGCAGGGCACCGGTCTCAAGGACGTGTTCACCCGCGTTGACACGGCGACCACTGTTGTGCTCGTCATCCAGGACATCCGCAACACGGCCAATGCGCTGCCGATCCGCCACCGCTTCAACGCGGTGTGGCTCCTGTCGCGTGCCGCGATCCAGTTCATCCAGGGCCTTGAGACCGTCGGTGGTCAGCTATTCAACGGCGTGAACTACCCGTCAGTCGGGGCGCCGCAGCTCAATCCTGGTGGCAACACTGGCCTTCGGCTGCTCGGGTATCCCGTCTACGAGACGCCGTCGATGACGTTCACCCCGACGGTGGCCGACTCGTCGTGGGGTGTCCTGCTCAACCCCGAGGCCTACCTCGTCGTCGACCGATTGGGCCTGTCAGTCGAGGTTATCGCCAACATGTTCGATGCCACGACGGGCTTCCCGACTGGCCAGCGCGGCGTGCTGGCGTTCTGGCGGAATACCGCCAGGGTCATCAACGTCGACGGTGGCCGACAGGGCGCCATCCTGTAAACCCCCATTCGGCGGGTCGGATCCCCCCATCCGGCCCGCCGGCCTTTCCCTGGAGGCGCGAGTATGTCCAAGTCGTCCATCGTCGTGGCACGGGAGAACTTCCTGGCCGAGATAGATGGGGAATACTTCGACGTGTTCGGCGGCGATCTGTTCGAGGCCGATCACCCACTCCCCAAGAAACACCCCCAGCTGTTCAACGAGCCGGTCTTCCGGTATCCGACACGTCCAGAGGCCAAGCCACGGCAAGCGACGGCGTCCGAGGAGAAGGCCATCGCTGCCACAGTCGAGGCCGAAACTCCCAAGCCGCTCACGACCAGCTCCCTGCGCCCGTCCCACTAGGAGAACCGCATGAACCCCCTCCGCCTGGTGCGGTCACGTCCGACAGCCGAGATCGAGCCGCTCGCGGACGGGGCCATCCTGCATACCTTCCGCGACGGGCGGCTCGAGAGTTCGCTTCGTCTCGGCCCCAACCACTGGCACGCCGTCATCATCCACGCCGACGGCACGACGACGGACCTCGGCGTTAGCCACAACCTCCTGACCACCGTCGGCCGGGATCTCGTGGCTGAGGCCATCGGTGGCCCGATCGGCAAGGACGGCGCCCTGACGGCGAGCTCGGCGACCAGCGCCACGCCTTCGGGTGGTGGCATGACCGCCGACCAGTACAAGGGCTGGGAAGTCTTCTGCCCGGTCACCGGCGTCACCACGGCACCCGTCTACGGGAACATCGGTAGCAACTCGACGACCGTCCTGACGGTCGACGGCTGGTGGATCGGGACGACGGACACGATGACTGGCACCACGCCGGCCTCGACGAACGGCTACCACCTCCGGGCCACCTGCAACGCCCGTTTCATGGGCCTCACGGAGAACGCCGGTGCCGCCGCGGCCGGTGACACCGTGCTCACGGGTGAGATCACCACTGGCGGTGCCTCTCGAGCGAAGGCGGTCTACGCTCACACCGATGCGGCCGCGTCCTACACGCTCATCAACACCTTCGCCATCACGGCGACCTTCCCGGCCATCCACAAGGGCGGCCTCTTCACGGCGGCCAACACCACGGCGGCTGGCGTCATGGTCTTCGAGGCCGTGTTGAACGCCGACGCGAGCGTCATCAACGGCGACTCGCTTCAGGTCACTGCCACCAACACCCTGAGCGGCTAGATGCGTCGTCGCTTCTGGCTCTGGGCGACGCCGGTCAAGCTGGCGTTCCGGAGGCGGTTCCCGGCTCGGCAGGATGCGTTCTGCTCGAACTGTGGCGCCAACCTCTCGGAACGCCAGCGGCGACCGTGCCCGGTCTGTGGCGACACCCGCCGCATCTTCGAACGTGGCCTGGACCTCGGTGGCGTCCATTCTCAGACGGATATGGGGTAAGCCATGCGCCGTGCTCTGCTGGCCGCGCTCGTCGCGGTCCTGCTCATCGTGCCGGTGGCGCAGGCGGACCATGCCGGCATCGGCTGGCCGCGTGAGGTGCCCGGCGTCATCTACCTCAGCCCGACCAACGACTTTGTCACGGCCAACGTCCAGACGGCCGTCGCGCAGTGGAACGCCTCGCCGTATGTCGAGTGGACCATCGGCGTGGCACCGAAGGGCAGCACGACGCTGAACGGCGTCACCTATCCCTGTGCCAAACGCAATGGCAAGATCATCGTCTGTGTGGCTGGCTATGGCGGCGGTACATCGCTGAACTACGGGCCGAACGGCATCCAGTCCGCCTTCGTCATGCTCGGCATCGCCTTCCCGCTGAACGGTGTCTGCGAGGAGCTGGGCCACGCGCTCGGTCTCTTCCACTCCAGCGACCCTGACTCGTGCATGACGCCAGGCGGCACGGACCATCCGTCGGCGCATGACTTCGAGGCGCTCGCTCAGCTCTACGGCCCTTAGATGGCGTCTCCGACCGTCGCTGTTCGTACTGAGTCCGCGCTGACGACAGCGGGAAAGTCATTCACGGTCAACTTCACGCAGACGACCAATGATCTCGTCATCCTCTTGGTGGCGGGTATTTCTGATCTTTGGATCGTCGGTGAGGGTTTCACGACCTTGGCGGCCACGGGCACCGGCGGCTCGTCCCTTATCGTCTACTACAAGATCCTCGATGGTTCCGAGGGCGGGAGTGTCGTAGCCACCGCCGCGAGTCAGAAGGGTTCAGCCCTGGCCTACAACATCCAGGGCCATGACACCGTACAGGGGCCCGAGAGCAGTACAGAGGCAGGCGGTACCTCTACCACGCCTGATCCGGGCACGGTCACCCCGACGGGCGGCGCCAAGGATTACCTCTGGCTCGCGACCTTTGTCCAAGCCGGTGAAGAAGCCGACGACGATACCTGGTGCACGGCGGCGCCGACGAGCTTCACGAACCTCATCCAGAAGACAAGCGGGACAGGCGGGGCAGCGACTTCGAATGTCTCGGGTGCGGCCGCTAACTTCGCCTCGAATGCTGCAAGCATGAACCCGGCGACGTTTACCACGGTGCAGTCATTGACTTGGCGCGCCTTCACCATCGCCGTCCACCCAGCCGCCGGCGCCGCCGCCCACTCCCTGCTCATCCCCCACCGCCACCGTGGCCTCATCATCCGCTAGGAGTCACCGATGTCGGCACCGCGCATCTACACCGCCAGCTTCACCGCCGTCGCCACGACCACGGCCACCGACATCTTCGAGCTGACGGCGGCCGCTGACCGGCCCTTCGACATCATGGGCTGGACGATCTTCCAGACCACGGAGCTCGGCGATGCCGCCGAGGAGATCGTGGATCTCAGCCTTCAGCGCGGTGTCACCGCAGGCTCTGGCGGCACGGCCTCGACCGAGGTCGACTATGGCGGGCGTGGCGAGTCGACGGCCGATACGGCCGTCAACCACATGGTCACCACGGCGCATACCGGTGGCACGGTCATGTTCCGCAAGGGCTGGAACCTCCGCATCCCTGAGGAGTTCTGGCTGCCGCCTGAGCTCTATGGCTACGCCGACGCGGGCACCGACCCGGTGACCGTGACCATGACCGCCCCGACTGACAGCATCACGCTCTCTGGCAGCATCTTCTGGAAGGAATACTAGGGGTGTGCCTGGCATCTATCGGAGGCCAGCACCGCTAAGACGACGCCACCGCTGGATCCCGTCCAAGAGCAGTGTCAGCCTCGTCATCCGTTCATGGGACGAGACGACTGGTACGTCTGATGTCTGGACGCGAGCCTTCACCGGCACGCGGGCGCTGACGGAAGCCACTGGCACCTCAGACGTCTGGACACGTCTGGCCACCTTCCCGCGATCCTTCACCGGCTCCGTCACGACATCCGACGTCTGGATACGGGCGGTCACCTATGGCCGCACGCTCACCGAGGCCGTCAGTACCTCGGACGTCTGGACGCGGGCCGCCTCGCTGGCCCGGACGCTGACGGCGACCACATCGACGGCCGATGTCTGGACGAGGGCCGGGACATTCAACCGGACCATGACCGAGGCGGTCGGGACTTCGGACGTCTGGACACAGCTCAAGCTCATCGTCCGCACGTGGTCAGAGGCAGTCTCCACCAGTGACGTGTGGACCCGGACGGGGACCTTCGCCCGAACGTTGACTGAAGCCGTCACCACGAACGACGTCTGGACGCGGACGCTAAGCCTCATCCGTTCCTGGTCTGAGGGCGTCGGCACGGCCGATGTCTGGACGCAGACGAAGCTCATCATCCGCACGATGACCGAGGCGGTCAGCACGTCGGATGTCTGGACACGGACCGTCTCGCTGGTTCGCTCGACGACTGAGGCGGTGTCCACCTCTGACGTCTGGACCCGCACGGGAACCTTTCTGCGGACGATGACCGAAGCGGTGACCACCGCCGACACGTGGGTGGCCACGAAGCTCGGCGCGATCATCCGGAGCTGGTCAGAGGCGGTCAGCACCGCCGATGTCTGGACGCGAACAGGGACGTTTAGCCGGACACTCACCGAAGCCGTAACGACGAGCGATGTCTGGACGCAGACGCGGATCATCATCCGTACCTGGACGAACAGCGTTACCACGAGCGATGTCTGGACCCGCAGCCTGACGCTGGCTCGCACGCTCACCGGAAGCGTCACCACATCCGATGTCTGGACCCGCCTCGGCACCTTCCGCCGGACGCTGACAGAAGCGGTCGGGACGAGCGATGTCTGGACGCGGGTGATCTCGGGGTTGCTTGGGAGCCTCCGGGGACCACGGGGTATCTCGAGCAGCTCCAAGACCACCGGCATCGCCAGCACCCCGGAAACGACCGGCACGGCGTCCAACTCTGACAGCGAAGGTATCGGGAGTACGTAGTGCCGCAACTGGACATCCCCGTTGAGAATGCGACCGATCTGCTGGCGACGAGCAACCTTGGCGCCGGTGCACTCCTGCGAGTCGAGCGGAGCGCGACCGAGACGGGCGCCTATGTTGAGATCACGACGATCGCCCTTGTCGCCGGCCAGCGGATGTACCGCTACTACGACCTCGCTGGAACGGTCAGCTCGTGGTATCGGACGCGTTACTCGAAATCCGACGGTTCGAGCCTTCAGCCGTATGGCTCCGTCTGGCAGACGGGCGACGAGACGGCTGGCCTCCTGTGCTCGCTCTATGACGCGCAACAGCGCATCGCTGGATCAGCGACGATGTCAGACAACGACCGGGAGACGCTGCTCGATGTCATCCGCGGCGTGTCCTCGGAGATCGAGGACTACACCGGCGCGTGGTGGGCGTCCCGGCCGACAGATCCCGAGAGCAGCACCACCTACCGCTTCGACGTAGACCGGTATGCCACGAGCCTGTGGTTGCGTCAGGGAAGCCGCTACACCGGCGTCCGCTCCGTGACGGCCATCAATCTTGCGACCACGAGCCAGCCGGCGACGGGTGGTACCTATACGGCGGGCACGGTGGCTGACGTCTTCATCCGACCGCAGCCCTCCGAAGGCAACCCCGGTTGGCGCATCGAGCTCAGTGACTATCCGTCTGGGTCCAACCGCTTCTTCTACCCCGGCTACAACACCGTCGAGGTGACCGGGACCTTCGGGCCGGCGTCTGTGCCCTACTGGATGCAGGAGATCGCCATCGCCGCCGTGACCAGGCGCTTCCTGGGCAAAGAAACGGCGGCCACGGCCATCGGCCTCGGGCCGGAAGGTGGCGTGCGCCTGCTGGCGGGCCTACCTTCCGACATGGCACAGCGGCTTGAGGCCCACCGCTTCATGCCGGTCGCATGAACCTCAAGAGCATCGCCGACGCTATCGCCGCGCAGATCGGCACGGTGACCGTCAACGGCCAGAGCGCCACGGCCACGGCCAGCCTGCCGAACACGGTCAGCAGCGTGGCCCTCGTGGTCTACCCGCCGACCGGCTCCCTCGAGGTCGGGGCTACGGCGCGCCGCGACGATGTCTATGACTTCCCGGTTCGCCTGCTCCGTGATCCGCTGAACGTCCCGGCGCGGACAGACGAGCTCTACGCCTGGTTCAACGCCCTGCGTGATCTCATCGAGGCCAACGTCGACCTCAACCTCGCCTATGTCAGCTATGCCCAACCCACGAGCCTGCGCATGGCCATCGATGGCCAGCGCTATGGCGACAGCCTGTACGACGTTGTCGAGTTCATCGTCACCGTCCGCGTCAACGAACACGTCAGCACCGTAGCCGTTTAAGGAGAACGTCCGTGCCCCTGCACATCTTCAAGACCCTGCGTGCCGGGTTGGAAGCGACTCGCGGCACGGGCGTGGCCATGACCCGCGGTATCGAGTTCACCAACGCGCAGCACGATCAGGTCATCGACACCATCTACCCCGAGGAGCTGCGCAACTCCTACGAGGCGCATTACACCGCGGCACCTGGCGCGGAGACGAACACCATCGATGTCGAGGCGCCCGTCGACTTCGATGCCATGGCCTGGTGGGGCAACCTGCACATCAAGGCCATCCCTACGCCGACCGGTGCCGGTGCCGATCGCACATGGACCTTCGTCCCGACCCTGACCGCTGACGACCAGAAGTCCGCCTCGGTCCAGGTCGG